ACCAATCATCATGTGACATTTTTGGTTAGTGACATCCCAGATTATTAAATAGTCACCAAATCTACCCATTACTCTTTCGCTGGCAAGATGATACTGCCTATTATCTTCATAGACAATAATCCCGCAACCGCCAGTGCATCTATACTCTCCGATGGCTTCGTGTTTTTCACTCTCTACTTGTTTCCAAACTGAATGACAACGCGGGCAGCTTGGGTATCTTGGCGGTAATAGTTTAATTTCCGGCTTCGGAGTGGTTTTCCAAGTTAAAACCATATCATCGCCAGTCTTAATATTTGTGATAGTGATGTCTGGGTATTTTGGTTCCCATTCTTGATTCACCCAATTTGCCTCTTTCATTTTGCGAGTTTTCTTCTTGTGCTTCTTGCTCACTTCTTCTCCATGTGATCTCTGCGTTTCACATTGCACAAGAACGCCTTCTCAGTATTCGGGTTTGGAGCCCTCTCTTGATATCCATAGGCCATAATTAGGTTTGGCGTTCGCCAATAGGTTTTGTATTGGTATTTGCAAATTCGGTATTCTTCAATTTTCATTCATCATCCAGTTCATATTCAAAACCAATTTCTGTTTCCAGTTGAAGCTGTCGAAAAAGCAAAGCATATCTGTCGGCAATTTCCATATCAGTCAGCTTATCTTGTAGCATTCTAAATTGACGACTGTTAAGACATCCAATTTGTGAGAGCACCATTTCTCTTTTCATCAATTCTTCTTGTTAGACTCCACGCAGGACGGACAAACATCTTTGCTGTCATCATCGAAGTAGTAATGAGTCTCTTCATCACCCCAATTGAAATCCACATAGCAGACATCGCACATACGCCACTCTTCCACGAAACAGTTATTGGGAACAGAGGTGACCTCAGTTGGCATTCCATTGGGTCGAGACAATTGTGATACTAAACTGTCCCTAATCTGTTGTAGGGTGGCCATCTGTTTGTCCAGCCTATCAATTTGAACTTGAATGTTATCTCGTTTAGTCATTATGACTCCGGGTTTTGTTTGACAAAATCTCTAATCATAGCAAACAATTCTGCTCTTTGTTCATTTGTCATTTGAACTACATCTTCAGAGCCTGTTACAACGGCCAGCGCCACCAAATCTATTACCATCATTACGGTGCCGTCATCAGTTCTGGTGAAACCTACATTATATTGTGTCATTTGTTCTCTCCATCATCCCCATATTGTGTCAATCTAATATTCTCGTAGATAGCGTCAAGTTGTTTTTGCATATTCTGTATGGTTTCAACAGCTAATCTACTGAATTCCAATATAGCCGCTTCTCGATGATAATCGCAATCGAATATACAGATACCACAGGGGCAGTAATCAATATTTTTCATAAGAATGCCTTTAGTTTCAATACTCGTTGCCACTCTTCTGGTGTGTAATACCGATTTTTGTATCTATACATATTATCATCAACGTCATATAATATGCCAGCCTCATAACAACTATCAGTAAAACAGCGATTCCAACTCATAGAAGATGTATGTATCATCTCTTCGCCACACAAATCACATTTCATTTGGAACCATTCTTGGTGCGACTATGAGTATCTCTCATAACTACACCTTGTTTTCTTAATCGCTTTGAAATTAAACTGGTTGAACAGTTGAATTTATTTGCTATAAATACTGTTGATAAACCAGATTGATAAAGATCAATAGCCTCTAATACCTGTTGATCTGTAATAACACATAGGTGTTGTTTGCTGTGTTTTATTTTCATTTTAGTTTGTAGCGAATGTGGATGACCAATATGAGCACGACCACCTCTTCCACCTTCTGCTAAATTTGTCAATCGGCAGCCAATAATACGATAGTTATCAATCCACATTTTCTCATAATACGGCAACTCTTCTTCTGTCTCATACTCACATATTTCTATCATCTCAGGCTTCAGATGAAGAGCTATTAATTGTTTTAGCCAGTGGTTTTTATGAGTTTTTCGTTTAATCTCTGATGGATAAAGGTGTTGTAAATATCTTCGATGTGCATTGGATGTGTATCCAACATATCTTATTTCGTTATTGCGTGGATCAATTAATCCATATATGATATGCTTCACTTTGTTTTTCTTCGAAAAATGGTGGAACCAACTCTAAAACTAACTTGCTCACAATAGCCACCTTCGTGCTCTATTTCAGTTTTCTCATCAGCTTCCAGTATCAATCTATCAAATGTATCATCTGGCAATTCAATCTCGGTTGGCGTTGTCTTTCGATACATATAAGTATTCTCACCGACTCTTACTTCGGTTGGCGAGGTTTCATTCGTCGCCATCACCGATTTAGCTTGTTCTATTTTAGTCAGTTCTTTATTTACTTCACCTTGCAGTTTGAATGACTGCTCAATTAGGCGCAATCTAGAATCCAATTCAAGAATTGAATCCACAAGCATACCTCTAACATATGTCTTGCCATTCTCTTCAGTTTTCTCTGGTATGCATTTCAATTGTTCCAATGCGGTTTTTTTGTTATCGGTCATTTGCTCTCCGTATCAACAATAGTGAGTCCATCTTTGTTAAGTGTTAGAGTTTTGTTGCCGTTCTTGATTATCAAAAACTCAGAGTTGATCTTGATGGATATTCCATTTGATTCAATATGGGTTTCGCCATTTTTGATATTAACACTGTTCTTGCCAGAGCCACCGATAACAATGTTACTATTATTATCTCCGCTACTATCTATGCTCATATCCGCAAACATCTTCTTTAGAAAATTCATTAAGCCTCCGGCCCAGGTGCCACCGGCACTCCATCCACCAACACTACCGTGCGAAGTTCTACTTTCGCTGACTCCAGCTTATCTAGTGCATATCCAATTAGAAATCTAGCCAGGTCAGAATTGTTGAGTGTTCCATGAAAAAATTTCGTATTGACAGATTGAACCTTATCGTATTCTGCCTCACTGAATTTAGCGTTTATTTGATGCGTGTGATTAGTCTTCTTGCGTCCCATATTATTCTCCAAATAGTTTATTGTGAATTGTTTGAATCCATTTCAGAAATTCTTGTTCGCTCCATCTACAAATACGCTCATTACACTTCCAACAGCAAGGGCGAACATTATCACTGTCGTGAGGTAGATCGTGGCTGATACGATTAAGCCCATTGTAAATATAAACATGCCCGTGGTAGTTTCTCTTGTTGGAGGGCGGCTCTCCACAATAGTGGCAAGCCCGCTGGCTCAATTTACAATATTCTTCAAAGGTCAGGGTGCCGTCTGCATAGCACTTGTTGAAAGTGTTCCAGGCAGGCACCTTGATGCCCCTACGGACATGACATCCGCAGGACTTCTTGAAGCCTCTTTCCACATAGCGACCCAGGGCTTCCAGCTTCTTCCCACAATCACATTGGAATAGCCACATAGCATTGCTGCGACCATCATTGCGAGACTTCATTCTTAGAAAACGAACAGCAGTTAGCTTATTAAACTTCAGGCCAGCAATGTCTTTATAATTACGACCCATCTCAATTAACCTTCTTGATCAAATCCATCAGGTTGCCACCACAATCAGTTTGGTCTTTCATTTCTGAATTTCCCTTAACTTCCCAAGCATCTTCTGCCTCGACAGCTTGGTTATACTCGGCCTGCATTTCTACAGTGATTAGTGATTGGATTTTCTGAGCGTGTTTGAGCAATTGATTGGATAGAATCTTGGCATCGTGATGCTTGGCTTTGGCATTCTTGAGTTCTTCTTCCACGGGCTTCATGACTTCGGCCGCTTTGTCTTTCAACATGTCTCGTAAGAACATCATGGCAGCGGTTATCTCTTTGTTCATTGTGCCCTCCCGCATGTATGAACTTCAATGCAGGCACATTCAGGCTCTTCTTTGGGCATTAGCTTTTTCAAACGAGTTGCGACCGCTTTGTCTAAGATGTCTCGAAGCAAATCTCCCATAGTTGGGAACTCGTTTCGGGGGCTTAAAGTTAGCAGGTTATCCAAGGCCGCCTTTAGAGATGGATCAACTTTGATGTTGATTTGTGCTGTGTAACTTGGTTTCATGTTATCTTATATAACAGGTTATCCACTTATGTGAATGCCAACATCTTTATAAGTCGGTCTTCTGTCAAATCAGGGAAAACGAGTTGAATGGCCCTGAAAAACTCTCGTTTTTCTTCCACAAACTGCTCTTCCATTCTGTTTCGGTAATTTTTCTGATCTTCCAACATTGCATAGAAGTGTTTGGAGGCTGCAACTTGATCTGTTATCCCAAATTTAGATAGTTTCTGTAGTGTTGCCGCCGCACTAAATAATTGATTCGCTTGGTCTGATAACTCAGTAATTTTTCTATGCATCGGAGTCATCCCATTTAGAATGTCTTGCCACAACTGATCGCTAATGTCTGCGAAATTACCAGTTCTATTATATAGTGCCGTCTCTTGTGCTAACCTAGCAGCTAATTGGACAGTGAGTGTGGGTAATAGGGCAGCTACCTCTGTATCTGATAGTCTTTTCATTTGGCATCCCTAATGGCTCGCAAGAATGGTAGTAACTGCAGTCCAATCTGGGGAACATATGGTTGTGCTGGGTGATTGCAGAGTTGATTAATTTTAACCCATACTTCATCATCCAATTCCAACTCATCACCCGGCTTGGCCGTCTGTAGGACATCAATCAATTGCTGGCATGATTCCAGCTCTTCCAAGTTTCCACCAAACGCATTGGAGGCTAATGGATTATTGATGAGGTAGGTTGCAAAGGCGAACTCTACATCTTTCGTCTCTTCACCAACTTTGATGTTCTTCAACATAATATTTGGTGGAACAGTAATTGTTTTACTCATAATTTACCTTATTCTAAATCAAACGACATATCTTCCAAGCAGTCTTGACAATAAGGCAGCTCTTCGACATGATAGGTATGTCTTTCTTCTAATTGACATCCACACTTGCTACAAGTATATGCTGAATCAGTATGAGATTTCTCCGCATTACAATCCAAGCAATCGCACGATTTCCCGTTCATTCCCAGCCTTCGGCAGATTTGAAATCTTCGGTTAGAGAATAGAGTTTGGAGTTTCTTGGGCCTGGGATCATGGCTACCTCATTGGCATCAATCATCGCGTCCAACACTTCATTAAACTTATTTCTATCACCTCTGACTTGACCAACTAGATCATTGAACTTAAGTTGGTCAGTTCCACGAAGTGACTCCACAATCTTCTCTCGCTGTGTCTGCTTGCTGGATTTAATATCCAATTGTAATGGGAAGAATACCAATTTCTCGGTGCAGTTCTGGCCCATATGGAATGAACCCTCATCTAACAATTGATATTTGATGCCATCAAAATACTTACCTTCTCTATTTTTAGCACAGGAGATTTCATATACTTCATTGCTCGCATCTAAATCAAATTGCACATCAGCACTATCATAAATAGAGCTGTGACCACGACCACTTTGCTTGGCATCTTTACCTTTACCCTTGTGATGAACGCACAGAACAGCACACTGAGTCTTCTCAGCTACTCGCTTGAACATCTTGAGAACAACCTCAATCTTATCTGAGTTTTCATCAGCGCAAGAGACGGCTTTCAAAGAATCCACTACACACAATACTTTCCCGGTGCAGAGTTCAATCAACTCTTTCTCTACCTCTTCCAATGGTAAATTGGGTGCATCCAGTCTATTCTTGAGGGTAACTCTGGCTACATCAATCTTCTTAACCTCTATCCCATTAGCCAGGCGAATGTATCTGCGTAGAGTCTGAATCTCAGATTGCTCCATATCGATATGAATGACTCCGCCATTTTTAACTGGGAACATACCGAATAGCGGCTTACCACCACTGATGCAGGTGGCAATATACTGAGCTAGCATGGTTTTACCTGAACACCCGGTGGCGCAAAGTAGCACTAGGTTCCCAGGTGAAATCTCCAATCGCTCAATCACATACTGTTTGACTGGTAAGTCATCAAATCCAATAATTTCCATCATGGCCTTTCTCTCTATTGCCAATGTTGGTTTCAACTGTCGTGGCACTAATTCTTCTAATTTACCGTTTTTGGCGGCCCAATTAATTTCCGCCATTGTTAATGTTTTTTCCATTCAAATCTCCCATATTATGTGCTGCGCGAGTTCTATGCCGCGTCACATATCATATATCAGCATACTATAATTTGACAAACAAAAAGCCGACAATTACTTGCCGGCTCGCTGTTTAGAACTCATTGCAAAACAAAATGGAGATGACTGAATGAAAAGCAGTCGTATTCTATATACCCTGGTAGTAGGTGGTTTAATCTGAAAAATTAGACGGAAGTTATGTGCTGTCCGGTATGTGCCTTAGAGACAAAATCAGCATACTAGAACTTTCGATCATCCCATCTTCCGAGCTAACGCTCGGGGAATATGGATTAGGTTTTGCGGTTTTACGACATATAATCTGCCATACCATAACTCTCTTCCCCTAATACAAGAAATTAACGACCCTCACAACCTCTCTTCTCTCAATTCTGATATTTCTAGTAATATCTGTTGAACTCTCTTGTTTTGAGCTATTAACTTTTTTAATTTGTGAATAGTCCCGCCATATCTCTTTTTATGGACATAGGTTAAACCTTTCTTAACATCCAAATTACCCATTATAGATTTATGAACAGAACTCTGATGAATACCTAACACCTTAGCTATTTCACATTGAGTATAACCATCTAATCTCATTAACATAATATTCTTCTGGTTCTCAGTGAGGTTATTATTAACTACCTTCATTACCTCTACCAACAACTCATCTTCCAATATTTGTATCTCTTCATTATACTCGAATGGATTTAGGGCGTGGAACAATCCATTCTGATTAGAGAATGAGTTGAGGTGGTCATCGCTGACTGTTACTTCTAAAATTACCCATTGGTATTTGTCTGAGCGCACGGCTTTACGCTCAACATCTTTATTCTTTTTGTAATTCATATTCCCTCCATATGGCTTACCAGGTATCATTATGAGTTTTAGATGAGAGATGGAGCAGATATAGATCAGGCAAACATTTCCACTAACCCAGGAGAATTCATGAAGACAGATTACGCCAAGGTCAAAAAGCTAACTTCCCAAGTCAATACACTAGGTGAAGTAATCGCCCAAATGACCAAAGAAATGGAGATGATTCGACAAAACATCGCCCTATTAGCTAAGGTAGCGCATTTCCATGGAGAACCAGAAGTGGCCGAAAAGGTCAAAGAAGCCTTTGCAGAAGCCAATGAATCACCTAATTGGGTGAAGAAAGAATTTACCGATGTCCCGACCCAAGAAGATTCAAGTGGAACAGCCGAACCCACCCCAGCCGAGTGAAACTGTGCCAACTACACACGCAGCTCTAATGGTGCCCACAGAGACGCAGAGGTCAATTTTAAACGAACTTCTGAGTAGCACCCGCGCCCGTCGCCTCAAGTTGCAGGGAAAGGCGTTTAAAGATAACGACGACAAACTAAGGCTATTGGCTTTGGACACCACAATCGGCCAGTTGCTATTGGAACTGGACGATCTCAAATAATGGCAATCAGCGAACGCAAGGCATACAAAGAACTCATTTGGTATTACTGTAGCTCTTACGCCGATTTGGGCATTAGTTCCAGTTTTGGTTCTATTATTGCGTCCGCTTTTGGGTTTTCTCCCTCTAATTCAGTCAATCATGTAGAGAATAAAATGGTTGGACTCATCTCTCAGCCCAAGGGATCGCCAGTCAAGAAGCTGAGAAAGATAGAAAAGGCTCTTGCCACTATCCCCAGACAACAACGTAGAATTCTTGATGCCCTATATGGCAATTACATTTTCCCACCCCAACTAACATCTGTATTTGGACAAAAGACAGGTGCGGCCCTATTCAATAACAAGATTACTGAATTGCCAAAATTAATTCAACTTTGCAATAAAAAATTGTCCAAAAATAAGCTGACCCCAGAAGACATCAATCTATTGCAGCAGATAGAAGATCAGAAAGAGCGGATATTTGTCCAAGCCCACCAAATCTATCTAAGGGAAAGGGCCAAACATGACCTCCAACCTTAAAGAACAATACACTGTCAAAGAGTTAGCCGCCCTATTCCAGTTGTCACATAAGGCAACTATACGACATTTAAGGCACTTCAACATACCCCTGCAAACCAAAGAACGTTTTAAGTCACATGTTGCGACTTTAATAATCAAAGACAACAACCCAGAACTATTCCACTCAATGGAACTAGCGGTGGCAGGCAAAGTCAAGAAGCCATTTTTCACCATCAAAGATTTGTGCCCAATGTTCTATAAGACTCATTCAGGCATGTATAGATGGATTAAGCGTTATCAGATACCAACCAGAGTTTGTGGTAACAAAACCGTTCTGTTAGCATCAGTTTTACTTCAATTGGAGAAGCATTCTGCGCCATAATAAAACATTTATGAGCTACTTATAGAGAGAATACCATGGCACGAACCAATACTATCCCAGAAACATTAGTTCCAACTATCATGAAGATGCTTCACGATGGCTCCAACGCCACGAAGATATCTGAATGGCTCAAGTTAGAACATGACATTGATGCGACCCCACGCACGGTCGCCAAGCGCACCCAAGAACTTCGTAGATTGGAACAAGAATCCAAGAAATTAGCTATTCAGGAGGCTGCCGCTCGCTCCGCTCTTGACTGCGTTGGAATCATCGATCAGGGAATCATGTTGCTCAATCAAGAAGCTATCAAACTGCTCAAATCTAATGACACCGAGTCCAAACTTGCAGGACGCCAAATAGCGGAAACTGCTCTGAAATACATCGATAAGAAGATGAACCTTACGGGTATGGATAAAGATGAGATCACCGACTCGGATGAAGAGTTGTTGAATAGCCTGTTGAAGAAGCTAGGCGAATGAACGAAACTGCCTCAATTCTACCAGAAAACGATGGATTCACCTCTAATTTCACCGAATTTAGACGAAAATTCCAACAAATCCCACTTTCTGATAGGCCAAAATACCTGAAAAAGATGTCTCCAGGGGAGCTTCGCTTTCTCTTCAATAATCCCCAAATCTTTCTCTTCGATAAGCAAATACCCCCTTCAACCAATTGGAGATATCATTGGTATCGTGGCGGAAGAGGCATTGGCAAAACTTTCGCCTCCACTTCTTGGCTATATGAGAAGATCATCAATGGTGCCCGAGAAGTCGCTATCGTTGGCCCTGATTACTCTACTCTAATCAAAGAGATACTTCCAATATTTGAATCTCATTTCCCACCTGATCAAACACCCAAGTTCAATGGCAAAGACAATATGTATAAATGTCATAATGGGTGTATTGTTAAAGTCTATTCGTCTGAGACAGAGATTCGTGGATTGAATGCTGAGTTTGGAATTGCAGAAGAAATATGCAAATGGTGCGATGGTATTCCCGATAAAATCAAAGATAGATTCCGCCTATTCAATTTGGGCGTTAGAAGTCGTCGAGCCCAACCTAATCCACAAATCTTCATTGCTTCTACACCAAAACCATTCCCAATCTTCGTTGAATTCGAGAAAGAGTTCTTAGCCGGCAACCCAGACTACTCCATGGTCATTGCTGAGACCAAAGAGAACATCTATCTGTCTGAGGCAACCAAACGAGCCTACTACGCTGAATACGGTAATACCAGATTCGGGCGTCAGGAGCTGTTCGGCGATCTATTGGTGGATAACCCAGATGCGCTATGGAAAAGCGATATGCTGGAGAAGTGTCATATTACTCAGCAAGTATTCGATAAGCTATTGAGAGATGGTGTATTGAAAGTGGTCAAAGCGGTAGTTGCCGCCGATCCCGCTGTGACAACCAATAAATTCTCTGACGAGACGGGGCTGATAGCTGCCTGCCTGTGTAGTGACAACAAAGTCTATATATTGGAAGACGCTTCTGGGAAATTGACTCCCGAGCAGTGGGCCACCAAGGCGGTCGAGCTATACAAGAAATACAATGCCGCCCACATCATCATGGAATCTAATCAAGGTGGAAACCTATTAGAGCAAGCCATTAAGACGGTGGATAGATATGTAAGAACCCAGCTCATTCACGCATCAGTGGGTAAGCAAACCAGATTTGAACCAGTGGTAATGGCATATGAACGAGGGGAAGTTTATCATGTGGGAAACCTACTTGGCCTTGAAAGCCAGATGTTGTCATATAATCCATATTTGGGCAATCAATCATCACCAGACAGAGCAGATGCTGCGGCTTATTGCGTATATTACTTATTGCTCGGCCAATCAGCTCCAGTTCAACGCTCCACTAAGAATTTCGGTTCTTGGTAATATAAGGTAAAACACAATGGTTACTTTTAAAACACTTGACTCCAAAAACTCGGCCTTCAATCCCAGCTTACTACAACGCCTTTGTGTGTTGTATAAGGGAGGTTATGATGTTTGGAACAATGCTGATCTATTTCTACATCAATTAGCTTCCGAAACACCAGCTTCATTCGAAGATCGTAAGCAGTGTGCAGCCTATCTACCATTGATGTCTGATACCATTGACTATTACGCAGCTATGCTCTTCTCTGGCGAAATGTCAGTTACCGAAGCCGCTGATGCTGATGATGAAGGCACTTTGGGCGATGAAGCAGATGATGAGTCTGTCTATAAACTATTCTTGGCTCGTGCTAATCTCAGAGGCAATTCATTAGAAGAAGTAATGCGCCATACCACTACTGATGCTCTAACTTATGGATATGCATTTGTGGGAGTTGATTTCCCTCGTTCTGATGAGGTTCCAACTAACCTATTAGAAGAAGAAGTATTACAAGCTGCCCGACCATATCTCTGTGATATTGATCCAGATTGTGTTATCAATTGGTCGTGCAATGAGTCCGATAAATTCAATTGGGTAGTTATTAAATCAGACAATGTAGTTCAGCCTGATCCATTACAACCTCCAATGCACCAAATAGAATTCAAGATTTGGAAGATGGAGAATGGAACGGCTAAATGGCAATTGTATCAAACTGAACTATTGAAGATGGGCAAGATGCCAGCTCCCAATGACGATGTCTCATTGGTGGAAGAGGGAATTACTTCATTCAAAGAGATACCAGTTCTCAAACTGTGCCTGCCAACTGGATTGTCATTAGGGCCAAAGATTGCTCCAATGTGTGAGAACATCTTCCAAAGAACCTCCATTCTATTCAATGGTGAAAACAAATCACTTAATGCAATGAGAGTAGTTTTTCTTGGTGATGAGTCTAATAAGCCAGGTGGTGCAACCCCAGCTATGGTTCAAGAGAACCCATTCCGTCATTTAACTTTACAAACTGACTGGGAATCCAAGGGATTTGGTGTATTAGGCGCCAATGACAAAATGGATATTATTGAATCTCAGGGACATGCATTCAAGATTGTCGATGAGCAGATTGACCGTCAGATTGAGAAGGTAAAAGAAACCGTTCATCAGATGTCCAATACTGCTGCCGCTTCTAAAGGTGGAAAGAGCCAAGGCCGTTCTGCGGCTGCTCAACAAGAGTCTCGTCATGCCACTGAAATTCTATTAACTGCTTATGGTAACATCGTTAGGGATTTCATCAAAAGCATTATGAACTGTATCTCTACTGCTCGTAATGAATCAATTGTATGGACAGTTGATGGATTTGAGAACTTCACTATTATGGATCGTTCTCAATTGACCGAAGAAGCTAAGAATTTCCCACAAGTCATTCAAGATAGCAAGAGCCAGACATTTAGTCGTCTTTATACTGAGAAGTTCTATTTGGGAATGTTAGATGGCGCTTCACATGAAGAAGCAAAGCAGATTAGGCGTGAAATTTTGGACGCTATTGATAAGATGCCAACGGCACAACCTATGCAAAATGCACCGGCGTTGCCAGCCGCTAGTTCCGCTGCTCCAACCAACCCACCAGAATCTGATGATTCAATGGCTCTTGGCCCATCAGGACAGCCTCTATTACCAGAAGGCGCCCATCTACAAACTGGCGAACACATTGATCCACAACAAGTATTTGATCATTTAGCAGATGACTACAATGAGAAAGATATTGAGTGGGTATTGCATATTGCTTGGATTGGACCAGTAGAAGTTCCACTATCTTCTATTGATTTCTCCAATATGGATAATTGGCAGGCTACTCAAGAGCCAGATCATGTAGAGATGTTTGCTGATAAAATGGCTAATGATAATATGACTAAACCAATTGTCTTAGTCAATGCTCCGGCTCATGATGGTAAGATGATGATTGTCGATGGACATCATAGGGCGCTGGCGGCATTACAGAATGGACAACCAGTTCCAGCTTATGTTGGACAAGTTGGTCGTTTGCAAGGCCCTTGGAGCAAATTACACTCTAAACAAGTTGGCAAGAAGGTTGGTTCTGGTTTATTAGTCAGTTCCCAGCAAGCTAACCAGACATCACTTCAGAAAGATATATCTACTCAGGTATCGCAATCTGAAAAGGCTAAGGGTGGAAAGACTAAATGATACTTCATAACTTTCTATCTTACTATCTAATACCAGGTAAAAGTCTATTATATAGGCTGCCAACTTTCAAAAATCGCAGAAGAGTGAAATATGATCCGCAAAGTTGGTAATAAATATCGTATTTACTCTCGTAAGACGGGTAAGAACTTGGGCACTTTCAGCTCAAAAGCCGCTGCTTTGAATCACGAACGACAGATTCAATATTTCAAACATCGCAAATGAATCTGCTCCAAATCTCACAATAATAAAACAATCTATATAGGGAGCAATCCCTAACACCCACCATTGGCACATGTCTCGCCAAACCAAAACGACATTAAAGGGAAACAACATGCCAGACAACCAAGATAACGACAATCAGAATTCTTCCAATGAGACTGTTGATTCAGAAGACAAACCAATGTCTTCTAAACAATTTAACCAAGCACTCTCGGCTCGTGAAAAGGCTTTCGAGAAAAGATTGGCTAAGCAGCAAGAAGACTTCACTAAGCTTTTAGAACGATTGGCCCCTCCCCCAAAAGAAGAGCCAGCATTATCGAGAACCTCAGAACTTGAAAGAACTGTCAAAGACCTTTCTAAGCAACTTCAGGAACGCGACACTCGTGAAAAAGCCAGTAATCTTCGTAAGGTAGCAGAGCAATCACTTCGTTCTCACGGTATTGATGCCGAATTTACGGAACATGCTCTCGCCTATTTAGTTGATGCCAAACAGGCTATCAAGTATGACGAAGACGGTAATGTAATCATGGTATTAAATGGTATGCCTTACGATAGTATTGACGAGGGCATGGCAGTTTGGGCACAATCCCGTGACGCTAAACTATACAAGAAGCCAACCGGTGCCGCAGGTAGCGGAGATGGTAATCGTCGTGGTGCTTCCACTCTTGATCAGATGCAAAAGTCTGGCCAACTGAGTTTGAAGCATAGAGAAGATTCTGACAAGTCTTTCAATGCACAAGACCCCAAGCTTACTTTGGAACGCTCTTCAAAAGTCGCTCTAAGTCAGCTTCTGGCTCAAAAACTCTCAAAAATTTAAGTAATATTTTGGAATATCTTTATTCCGAACTTCTTTTCAATAAAAGGAATCTCACATGGCAATCAGCTTAACATCAGACATCTCAGCGGTTCTTACCACTGCTTTTGGCCCAGACCTAGTTCGTTTGTGGAACCGTAGAGCTAATCTATTGGCTAACTGCGTGCAGGTCGAAGAAGGCGACTTCAAACAAGTCTTCTGGGCAGCTTCCACTGCTGGAGGCACTGCTAAGGCGGTTGCCGAAGGCTATCAGGTTCAGTCTTCTGACTTCAACCTCGATACAATGGTCAATCTCTCTCTAACCAGAGCGCAATACATTGATCCATTTTCACTATCGGATACTGAAATTGCAGTAGCGATGAGATCACCTCTCTCCCCAACCAAGTTGATTGACATGGTTGCAGAGCGTGTGTTCGAATCTACTACTCGTATTACCGACAAGATTAACCAGGACCTATTCTCTGGCACTGGAACTGACTCCGTCACTGGCGCCCAGAACATCGTTGGATTGGATACAGCCCTTAACTCCGCAGGAACCTATGCAGGTCAAACCAGCGTAGGCGGCTTAGCTTCCAATGTCTCCGGTTCTGATGCTTCTGCAACTGGAACTGCACTAACTCTTCTACAGCTACAACAAGATTTGACTGCTATCAAACTTCGTTCTGATGAAAAACCAGAATTCATTGTTATGCATCCATATGTTGGAACTGCTCTTCAGACTTTGTTTGAAACCAACCGTAGATTGGTCAATCTAGATTCTCCATTGAGCCGTTACAACACGGGTCCAGCTTTGGCATTCAATGGTGCAGATTCTGGTATGACCTTCATGGGCGTCCCAGTTCTTTACGACAAGGACGGTTATATCTCCGGCACTCCAGGAGCTGGCAAAGGTAACATCTACTATGTCTCCAAGCGTCACTTGGTTGCAGATGTAATGCCACACAGAAACCCATTTGATGGTTCGGAATGGACTAATGAGTCTTTCTTGTCTTCTGGTGGTGCGCAGTCTGACTCTGGTGAGCCAGATAGTATGGTCGGCCCTCCAATCGTTAGCATCGTGTCTTTGGCACGTCTCGGTTTGGCAGCCTCGTTTGCAGTGAATGTTGAGCTTCAATTGAAGGTCAAGCGTCCATTAGCACTTGGTCGTAGAGTCGGCGTTTCCATCTAATAACCCCGAGCATAGCTCGGCAAAAGGCGAATACTGATGACTTTTTCAGAATTTGAAAGAGACGAGATTCGTTCATACTTAGGGTTCCCTAGGTTATACATCTCGGCTAACCCATTCTTAGAATCAGCCATCACTACTATTCAACCTATTAGTGAAGGCGGTTCGGCTCCCGATTCCAGCATTGAAGATGCTGTTCGTGCAGCTTTACAAGCCATTGCTGCCATTGATGGATACATTACGGCACTTGGTCAGCAGACTATTAACTTAGCTGTTTATGAAGTTCCAGTATCATTATCTAATGGCGCTACTCTCAAACAAGATTATCGAATGGCCTTATCTACATTGCGTAGAGAGGGAACCAATCAAATCATGAAGGTAGCTATTAGATTAGGTGTTCAGCCACTTCGACCTTATTTTTACTCCGATGGACTTGGTTCTGGCAGTCAATATGCTAATCCAAAGTTCTTCGGGAGACCATAAGGCAACTAAATGGCAACATTCATTGATACAATCAGGGCCGCTCAGGATAATGGATTCGGGATAGTTGCTTACAAAGAACTATCCAACTTCCAAGTTTATCTTGTCAAAGTGGTCAATGATGCGGTCAATTTCGATGACTCCCCCTCTGGTAGGGTAAGAACAGATACCCGCATCACAGTAGGCGCTGCTATCGCAGCCAATCTTAATCCACATGTCCAGTATCTAACTAAAATGGATACTAATCAAGTTTCAGTTTTAGCTGGAGCGGCATTGACGGACATGGAATTAATGCTTGGCCCATTAGCTTTTCCATACGATACTGGCTATCAGACTGGCGGATACGATCCATCCAGTTTCCAGCCTGGCCCAACCGCAGCACAGAATACACAAATCTATGTTCTGGTTAAAGGTGGCGGACTTAATCAAGCCAATGGCAATTACTTCAAGGTTAAAGAAGTGGTTCTCAATGGAATGGACAATGTTTTCTATTATGTCAGGCTGACCGCTATTCAGGATGTCATCCCGTGAAAGAATTAGAGAAATACTTAGCAGAACTACCAGCCCAGATAGAGGCGACTGCTCATCAGACGCTTCTCGATGCTGGTAAATTGGGTGAAGAGGCAGCTCGCAACACCAAGCTGTTTAAGAATCGCGCCCTCAAAGCAGCGACCAATTTTCATGCAACTGGTAGATTATCTGGTTTTGTATTAGCCGATAAACCATATGCTGGATACTTGGAAGACGGAAATCCATATAAGGGTTTTAAGATTACTCCAAAACAACCTGGCGGAGTTCTTCACTTCAAAATTGACGGAAAAGATATCTTCGTCAAATCATCGACTGCCCATGGGCCATTGCCATTCATGCAACAGGCTCAAGACAAAGTAGAGGGAGAAATAGAGAATATCTTTAATCGCAATTTCGACAAGTTTGTAGGGAGGTAATCAATGGTTCAAGATGGATATTTCTCATTTGACTCCAATGTATATCCGCCACAAACTGGCACTGGAAATACGACCCTCAAAGATACTGATATTGTTAGTCAGAAGATTCTCGAATTTTTCCGAGGTGTTCTACAAGCTAATATGTCGTCTCGCTGGAATGAAGCGTGCTTGTCCTGCGGGCTAGTCAATAGCAAATTGCAGAATATGAAAGATGGATACACGGTTGGTGATGCACTTTGCTTCCCACTACCATCTACCCTACAACAAACTGACTATCACTTCCCCGTTCTTTCTGTCTATCGAGAAAAAGAACAATATCGTCAGCTTAGCACTACTCACATTGTAATTGAGAGCGATTTCGTTATCAACTGGGTATTGCCACCACTTGCCAATGTCAATCAGCGTAATATGCTGTATCCATTTTTGCAAGAAGTATCCAAGACTTTGCTCTTCTATACTTTCCGTGGTAGCGACCCTAAATACAACAATGGTGAGTTGGTTTGGAGAGAGGCTGGATTTGCCTTTGCTTTAATGGAAGGCGCCGAATACGGCTCTTTCTTGGGGCAAGATGGCAAGACAGAGTTTCCAAGTGTGCAAATTAAGTTCAAGGTATTTGAACGAGATCAATTCGTTAGGGATAACTTCGAATCGCTTACCGGGTTTGATGGCTATATTGATCATTTGGATGGATACAATATCAATGACCCAATTGTGGATTTCATTGAGTTTCACACTAATCCAGGGCTAAGAGTTACTTCTTTTACACCAAATTCTGGGCCATTATCCGGCAATACAATGGTAGTTATATACGGCACTGGATTTGAAGAAGCTGGACTTTCACAGCAATCTCAAATTACCCTTGCTGGAAATGCAGTATTGAGGTTCTTGGTTAAATCTGACACAGTAATGATTGTCATTACGGGATATGCACCTTCGGGGACTTCAGGCCCTGTTGTAATTACAGATAAATATGGTAATGTTGCAACATCTACTCAGAATTTCACATATAGTTAAGCGGTTCAACCGTCCCATCAGGAGCAATATGACTAAGAGAAACAAAAATAAACTACTCGTAATCGCAGTCCCAGACGCCAGCGTGCATGAAATATCTTCAGACGGTAACTTCATAACTGGGCACGGACAAGTGCGTAGGGTAGTTGGGAAAACCTATAATGTTACTACGGATGAGTGGGAAATTGCTCTAAAGGGAGTTCAAGTTCCATATCACCCAGAATACATTAGGCACCTGAAAGAAAAATCACTTTTACCAGCTAATCTCGAAACAGCCCAAGCTGCTGGAGTAGTTTGGAAATCTTCGGACAAGGGATAAATTAAATGAGCTTACAACCAATTAACATCATCGGACTCGGGCCAAATGACCCGCCTGGCGTTTATCTTCAGGTTCAATTTGCGCAAGGGCAGCCGAGCCTTGGTAATACCAAATACGCGGCAATCATTTTGGCAAACCTGGCATCTGGCGCAACGGCAAGCACCGATGGCTATGTTTATGGCCCTGACACTCAAGTAGGTATGTCCAGCTCTCAAGATGCTATTGACCTATTTGGCGCTGGTTCGCCAGCAGCTCGTATGGTGGCTGCCTTTATGAAGGTCAATCCAAATACTCCACTCTATGTGGCCCCAGTTGCTACCGCTTCTGGCGCAGCTTCTACTCTGTCTATTGTATTCAGCGGAACTGCTACACTCTCAGGAACTATTCGTTGCACAATCGTAGGTGACACCCCAGTTGATATTGGGTTCTTAACTGGCGACAATGCAACCGCTGTTGGAGCTGCTGTTGCTGCTGCCATCAATAGTCAGGTCAATCTCCCTGTCACTGCTCAAGCATCCAGCGGAACTGTTACTATTACAGCTAAGGTAATTGGCGCTCGTAGTAATTGGATTAGGGGCTGTGCGCGTGTTCTTACAGGCGTAGGTATTACTTCCAGCGTTCCAAGCCAAAGATTCTTCTCTGGTGGAAGCGGTGGTGATTCTTATACCAATGTTCTTAACTTCTTAGCTACCAACGGTATTAGATACTACTACTACATCACTGAAGCGGGATGTGATGCTGTCGATGCAACTCAATTTGAAGCTGTTCAAACTCATATTGATGTTTTAGCCCAACCAACTATTGGTTTGCGTCAGCGTCTATTCGGAGGCTCTTCTGATACTTTGGCTCACACCGAATCAACGACTGCTACAGTCAATGATGCAAGAGCGGAATGTATATGGTTACAGAACTCTGATACAGTTCCATCTGAACTTGCCGCTAATGCAGCAGCCGCTTATTCACTCTTCGAAGTTCCACCACTAAGTGCTGGTGGCGTCAATTTTGACGGCTTCGGAAATGACCCTAACTCTGCACCATTTTGGAATGCAGTCGCAGCCCCACTCGATGGTTCAGCGCCATCCACGGCTTCTATCAGAAGCGCAGTTCTTTCAGGCATCACTGCTTTGAAGGTTCAGCAAGGTGGTAGAACCAGCATTGTTAAGAGAATCACTACCCACTATCTCAACGGTTCCGTCAATGACTACCGTATCACGGATTCTGGTAAAGTCACTATCTGTGACTTCTTTGGTGATGACTTGATTAGCCTCTTGGTTCTTCGTTATCCGCGCAAATTGATTGGCAACGATCCAGTTCAGGGTCAGCCACCTCCAGGAGCAAATGTAGTTACTCCAAGCCAGGTTAGAAACACCGTAGTTGAATTGATTAATACCTATTCGGCTGCTGGTTTAGTTGATGGCCCGTCTGTCATTAACTCTTTGGTAGTTCAGAGAGAAACTTCTCCAACCTCAAGAATTGGAATTCGAGTGCCTCTATTCACTGCTGATCCACTACACACTTTCGGCGTCTCTGTCGATCAGGTTTCTTAATAAGGACAAATAACAAATGCCAAGCTTACCAACTACATCTCCATTTACTCCGCAAGAGTATGCTCCACTTTATGTATCAATTAATGATACTCCACAAGATCAGGTTCAATCTGTTACTCTCGACCAAATGAGCGGTTCTGCGGATGTAGAAACAATCATGAGAGAATGGGCGGGCGTTGTTAAAGGCGCTGCTCGCACGGAATGCACCCTCAAAGCAGTTGTTCCCTATATTGACACCGATACTGGTGGCGTAGGTTTCAACACTGGTGGTGACGCAGCCGCTGGAACTCAGCTAGCTGCAACTATGATCACTTCACTTAACCAAAATCTTAACCAGCCTATTAAGTTCATCATTGCTATCGGCTCTCCAGCAGTTCAGCAATATGTATTCAAGGGCTTCGTTAAAGATGTCACTGTTGATTATGCCATTGGCAAGCAGGTAGATGTTACCTACAAATGCACTGGTCAACTTTCTCTCTTTCAATAATCCAATAAACACAAAGCGATAATATCAAATAGCCTCCCGACATTATGAATCAGGCGTAATGTTGAGCAAAATAACGAGGCGACCTTTCAGAATATACTGACAGGGGCCAAAAGTGGCCGGGAATTTTACACACGAACTACCTGATGGTTCAAATGTAGATTTCCCGGCCATTTTACTTTTTCAGCATCAGGATAAACACATGACAGACAATAATGATAATCTTTACGCACAATTAACCCAGAAGTGGCACATGATGGTAGAAATGCCATTCAAAACCAAAGAGGGACAAGCCATTGTATTACCAATGGTGGTTCTATCGGGTAGGGAGCTATTTGAAGCCAAGCAGAAGGCAGAATCTGACACCAGAGCTTCTTATGGTAAAGACATTCCCAAGAAAGACGAAGCGTCTGAGTGGGATACTAAATACTCTGACCATCTGGCTTATTGGACTATCTACTTCTCGGTTAGACAACCTCAAGACCAAAATAAGAGACTGTTTCCAACCAAAGATGCTGTTATGGAGGCTTTGACGCCAGACCAAGCGGGTATTCTATCTAATCATTACATGACTGTTCAATTGAACCAGCCTTGGCTAACCAACCTATCTAACGATGATCCAGATAAGGTTGAAGCTCTAATTCAGAGACTCATCCAGGATGGCAAAGACCCACATTTTTTTTTGAATTCTCTTACCTCGCACGCACAGAACATATTGATCAATTCTATGGCTGCAAAATTGGCGAAATTACAGACGGACAATGGATCGCTTACAACGCAGCCAGAAGATGGCATGACGAGCAAATGAATCCCGATAAGTATAAACGCAGAGCTTCCCTCAAAGAGCAGAAATCTAACAAGGTCAATTGGACTATTGATTCTGTTCTACACTTCCAAAATATTGTGCTCTGAAAGAGCCAACGGTAATCTAAAATGGTAGATAAAAAAGTTCAATTCAATGTAGTCGTAGGTGGAATTCCACAACTCAAGAGCGCTCTAAAAGGCGTGACTGATTCCGCTCGCTCTATGAATTTATCGATTCAGCAAATGGGCGAGCGCACTGCCCAGCGTCTCGTTGAATTAGAACGCAATAAATTGTCTGCCATCAAAAGAATTAACGATAGTCAGGTTGCTGATGAAGAGGCTAAGGCTCGTCGTATTGTTCAGATTGAAGAGAATGCTTCTCGCCAAATCACCTCTATCAAAGAGAGGGAGAATCTGAGAATCAAGCACATGAATGAGAAATACATTCAAGATTCTCAAGCTCAGGCCGGACAGAAACTCAATCTTGGTCAAATTGGCCATATTGCATCTAGCAGCGGCTTCAGCAAAACCGGACAGATACTTAGAATTGCTAATCAACTTGGGATTGGTAGCAAAGTCAGTAGTGGCGGAGGGGGCTCTGCTGTTGCTGCAGGCGTAGAAGGGGTAGAGGGAGCTGCCGCCGGAGTTGGTGGAGCTGCCTCAGGAGCCGCCTCAGGCGCTGCGGGATTAGCCGCAATGGGAGAGGCTGGAATTTTTATAGCGGGAGTTTTAATTGCTTTGGCCCCATTAATAGTTACCGCCAAATTAGTTGAGATTGGTTTTGAGTCAGTTAGTGCCCAAGCTAAACTATTAGCAACTTCTTTTATTGGAGCTATTGCACAAATCGGTGGGGCTAAGAATCTCCAAGAGACTTTGGTGCATGCTGCTGAATCAGAAAAAGTTACTAAGACTTTGCGTATGGCAGTTCTCCCAGAAGAAAGGGCCTCTGAGAAAGAACTCGGCGATATGACTGCTAAGTTGGCAGCCAATCCAAAACTCGGAGCTTTTGATTCCAATGAATGGAAAAAAGCCATTGACATTTTGGGAGTTGGAACCGGTGAGCAGAAGAGCTTCTTAAAAGACCCCTCTACATTAGAATTCATTGGCAATATGGCTCATTTAAGAAATATGCCTCTTGACCAGATGGCGAATCTATATGGTGAAATCAAACAACAGAATCCAACTTTTAGTCACGGTGATGTTCAGCAAACTCTATTAAGGGGAACTGCTCTTGGTAGAAAAACTTCTTTCGATATTACAGATATCCCACAAGCCAAAACACTAATGACTCAGTCTGTTAGATTATCTGGTGATCGTGGAGAGAATATCCAGCAACTATTAGGTATTGGTGCTATTCTTAAACCATATGCTGAAGGTGGTATGTTGGGAGCCGGTATTGAAACTCAGGCTATTCTTGGTCAGGCTTACAAATCACATAGACAAGGCAATGACTTCGGATTCAAATATGATAAGGCTGGTCGTGTAACCAATCTTCGTCAGGGATTAGCTTTTAGCGTAGCTCACCATAATGATTTGGGCGCCCCCAAAACAGAAGATGAAATCAAAGCCAATAAGGCGCTTATGCATTTGTCAGCCGCTGCCGGTGTTACTGAAAAAGATACCACACAACAGCAATATGATAAAGTAATGAAATTGCTTGAAGCTAATGATGGTTTAACGATGAGCATGAAGCAGTTGAGTGATGAATCAACTGAAACCATTAGCACTCAGGATAGGTTAAAAGCAGAGTTCAATAAAATTACAGATCAAATGGGAACTGCTTTACTTCCAGTCTTGAAAGAGCTTGTTCCGTATGTTGAAACATTTGGTAAGACCCTAATTGAGAACAAAGAACTAATCACTGAGGCTATCAAACTAATGATTAGTGCCATGATTGAGTTGGTTCCAATTACCATTATGGTAGGTGGCGCAATAGCTCGTTTGGGTATCGTATTTGGTATGGTTATGCAAGCCCTAGCAATGTGGGTAGATACTATGACTGGTGGCGTATTACATGATTCAATACAACCAATCATTGATGCCGGAGATCAAATATCCAAATCACAGGCAGCCCTAGCTGTTACGCTTGATAATCTGGGAGATGCTTTCGATAAACTCAAGAAGAAAGTGGCAGAAATCAAAGTCCCAGAAGCCAGCAATGTTATCACTATCCCAGAAGTTAAGATTGTCGGAGACGCTCATAACAAAGAGGTTGTTAGGGCTATCGAAAACATGCACCATGACATCAAAATCAATAAGCAACCACTATGACAATTAACCAACCAACTTCTAATTTACCGGGCATTCAGAGCGCAACTGGCGGTGGCAACAACGTTGTAAATATTCCACCAGTTAGTAACGCCCCGGCTAATTTCCCAGATAATCCACAAACTAACACTACTGATCCAGATCAGTTAAGCCATTTGTTGGAGTTGAAGTTTGCTGGCATTCCATTCCCAGCTACCAATTTCACTGAAAACAGCAGTCAGGATGTTGCGGTTCATAAATATCCAAATGTCGATAGTGCTAGAGTTGAATTGACTGGTCGTAATCCATCTACCTATTCATTTAGAGCTTGTTTAACCAATAACATTTATCCAAGCACTAAAGAGCATTGGAAACAGGGAGATTTGTTCCCAAGAGTATTTGAGCTACTTCTCAATGAACTATATGACTCAACTGATTTCCACACTTTCCAACACCCATTTCTTGGGATTAGAAATGTTGTTCCAGTTACTTGGAGTTACAGTTTCGTTGGAACTGGGCCAAGAGATGGTGTCTATTTAGATGTTACTCTAACTGAGACCATCGGAGATGGAGACATCAAAACTACCATTTCTGCCCCCAGCACCTTAGCAGATATGCAAAGCACGGCAGCTTCCATTGATAATGAAATATCAAGCACCAAGCTTTCTAAGATGAATCCACCAAACCTTACTTTGGGAGAGTTCTTTAGCAAAATCAATGGATTCGTTAGAAATGTAGTATCGTTTCCACAGCAAACCATTGGGGCTTTGAATGCTCAAGTAGTTCAAGTCAGCTCTTCTCTACAAGGGGCGGGCGCGGCCCTAGCAACTTCACCATTTCAATTATTCCAATCTGGTAGAGCTATTGTCAATCAGAATAAGGGATTGATTTTGCATGGTCCAGTTTCTAACGCTTACTACTACGACAAAGCAGTATTTGGTGAAGTAAAACAAGTATTCAATATAGACCAAGATGCATTGAACAATGTATATGCTCGTGTTGGAACTTTAAATAGCAACGCTAATAACAATGCAGCACAGGCTATTGAAAATGCCATTGCTTTTACTGAGGCTATGATTGTTTATTATCAAGCATTGGGAAGAGTAGAGACAGCAACTCTTGTTTTCTATCTTTTCCAATTTCTTGGACAGTTACAACAGGCCCTTATTTCTTTGTTCAATAACAACAGAAGCTACAAAATCAACACATATGTAGTTAGGGTTCCATCTACTTTGTTCGCTCTATCCAGGGTGCTCAATAACTCGATTCAGCAACTATTACAGCTAAATTCCAAGTTGAACAAGCTATATATTATCCCAGATGGCACCGTCATTAGATATTATCAGGCATCGCAATGACCAGTAACACGCTCACTCTCCAAGAATCAGTCAATAATGGCTCACAAGATGTCATTATTGCTAAGTTTGACACCAGCCTTTCTCAGGGCCATGGTTCATCTGCTTATTGGGGAGATGATTTAGTTGCCACCTCTTATCGTATTACCAAAGATTTCTTCGGTGGCCCAGATACATTTTCAATAGATTTTGAAGATGACAGGGCAGATCAATTGCTTGACACTATTGCGGTAGGCATGAAGGTATCATTTGAGGCGCAACAATCTGGCCAACAGATTCTATTAGGGTTCGTTGATACAATCAACATCATGCCTAAGCGTTCTGGTGGGAAGAGAATGACCGTCACTGGTAGAGACATTCTTGGATTGTTAGAAGATTCAAGCATCTATCCCAATCTTGGTGATGATTCTGTTATTCAGACATATCAATTCAAACCAACTGATACGCTTGAGAAAGTAGTCAAAACTATTTTCCAATCAGCGCCTGGTATTACTGATTACATCATCAATGATGATAGAAAAGGTTTGACTGCTGCCACAGGATTTGGTGTTGGAATTAGGCAGAAGGGCAAGACCGGTCGTGGTCAAGCAAGAAATTTCAAGAACAACCTTGATCATTTGTTAAAGCCAGAAAAAGGTGAAACCTATCTTGGCTATGCTAAGAGAATCTGCACCCGCGCAGGCTGCCAAATCAAAATGTTGCCAGGTAGCTATACAACCATCTTCATTGGCCCTCCAACTTATGACAGAGATGATAATCCACCATTTTCTATCAAAAGATTTGCTATTAGCAATTTGGATAGTAATGTTCTTGATTCAAGAATGACTATTAACTACAAAGACCAACCAAGTATCATTATCGCTGAGGGTAGCCATGGCGGACCAACTTTCAAGAAATCTACTCAGAAGGTAATGGTTATCAATGAATTCACTGGTTATCAAAGAAAACCAGGTATCAAACTATCTTTAGCTAATGCCATCCCCAATGTCAAAGCAGCAGTTGAAAATCTAACGAGTGGAACTACTGGATACATTCTATTAGAAGTAAATCAAGATTTATACAATGTCATTCCACAAACGATTGCAGATATGCAAACTAATGTGTCAAGACCAAAATATGTGGTTGATTACAATGCTCAGACTACTGATGAACTTAAGTTCTATACATCTGAATTGATGGCCCATTATCAAGACCAATATTTCGTTTTGGAATATGAATTACAGGGTCATAGTCAGCAAGGCGCTTACTGGGCACCTAATCTAATGGTTCAAGTTCAGGATGAGTCTTTTCACCCAGAGAAAAGTATTAATGGTAAGTTTTGGATTCGTAAAGTGGAGATGATGAGAGATAGGCACGGCGGCTGTAGAACCAAATTAACATTGAATCTACCATATATTCATGTCTATGATATTTTACCTATCGTGCCCGCACCAAAATCTAATAATGAAGCTTTTAAACTCCCCAATAATAAACCAACTAAATAAATCATGCCTAATAACCAAATACTAAATGCTATCGGAGAAATTATTGGAGTTGCAGATGTTGTCTTTGCTGAAACGGCAGCTAATAGTAATTCTCCAAGCCAACTCAATGGTAGTGTCACTGTCAATTTAGGTTTTGCTGAAAGTGGAGAGGTTCAAAGCTCCCAAGCAGAAGTGTGGGGCACACCAGGTATCATTTCCGTTCCGGCGTTACCTCAAAAAACAGCAAATAATACTGATGCTGCCCAATGTCTGTATTTCAATCGCAATGACCAGAATATCGCTTTTGCTTTCCGCGATACAAGATCGCAAGCTCAAGCTGGCAACATCAATCCAGGTGAAACATGTTTATATGCTCAAACCGGACAAGGTAGGGTATTGCTCAAGAATGATAGTTCAGTCACCTTGGTCACCAGTGATGCCGATGGCAACAATATGGAAATGACACTTTCCCCTACGGGTTGGTATTTCAAAGCTCCATTTGGTAAGATTACTTTCGATGCTACTGGATTCCATGTTTCCAATGCTACTGGAGGTAGAATTGACCTAAATGCTACCGCAGCACCTGGACCATTAGCCGCCGTAGTAGGTAGTTCTGTTACCATCACTGCTGGCTCAGTCACAGTCAATAGCGGTTCTATTATGCTAGGCCCAACTGCCGGGGTCAATCTACCAGCAATCTATGGCGTAGTCCCAGTTGTAGCTCCAGGCATTCCAATTTTGGGAGCCGGAGTCGGTGCAGTCGTAGTGGCCGCAGCAGCTTCAACCCATGTCTTTATAGCGGTGTAAAATGTCTTGTCTTAATCTTGCCTTACCAACACCACCACAAATACCGCCCATTTTGCTACCAAGCTTGGCATTCACTTTGCAATTAAGTTTTGGACAAGTTGGAATTACTTGTTGTGCTATTAAGCTTCCAGCATTTCAAATACCCATCGCTATACCTATCCCGCCAGCTTTACTAATCCCCGCAATTACCGCTTTGAATGCCCTGATACTTGCCGCTATGCCGGTATTAGATGAGATAGACATCCCTAACTGCCCAATGAATGGAACACAACTTTAATGTATCTTGATTTAACTCAACTAGAAAAACCACAAGTTTATGATGATGGAAATGGAATCCAAATCCATACCCTCAAAGGCGTGCTTCATCGTGAAGATGGTCCGGCCGTCATTTCTCCAACTCATCAAGAGTGGTATCAGAATGGCAAACTACATCGTGAAGATGGGCCAGCTAGAATGTTCCACTGCGCACCTGATGGACAACAGAAGGTAGCTGAATGGTGGATGGATGGAAAATATCATATGAGTGGCTGTTTAGATCATGAGACTTTCCACAAACACTTACACAAATGCGGAGATAAATAATGGCATTAGATACATCGGGAGCAGCACTTGGAGCATTGATTGCGGCAGCCCTTGGTTTGCCTGACCCTCCAACCAATCCAAGCCCAGCCCAGTTAGCGTCTTATTTAGCCTCTAAGCAAGCTCAAATTGATAATTGGACAATCATATCTGCTCAAATCTTACAATACATAACTGCCAATGCGGTTGTCAATACTACCGACACTTTGCCATTAGCTGGAGTCGCAACTATCATCGCACCATCTGGCGGAGGCCCTTGCACTGGAACTGGATCGGGCACTGGAACTGGAAACATTACATGACTTTACCACTACCTTATGGACTTTCTCTAGTAGTCCCACCATTTCCACAGCCACCAGATCGTCGTGAATATGTCGATCCAAATAACCAAATTCAATCATCTCGATTGATTGATGCAGTTACTCGTGATTTCGTGTTGGCTGATAATGGACATTTCGTAGGGCAGGATGTTGTCAAACAGCAGGTCTATCTATCTCTACTTACCTATTTTGATAGTAGCGCCCAAAAAGGTTTAGGCAATCAGTTCTTCACCATCAAATTGGTGACGCCAAACATCATCAATCAATGTAATGCCGCAGTCAAACTGGCACTGGCTAATTTGATTAACAACAAAAGCATTTCTCTAAATGGAGTTAATGTAGTTCTCAATGGTCCAGGACAGGTTATTATCCAAGTCTTTTGGACAGAAAATACTACACAGACTCAGCAAACCACCACCCTTCCAGTTCAACCACAAGGCACTTAACAATGGCAGTCTCATCATTCGTCATACCAAGCGCAGAAACCATTCTTCAGGGATTGCTAAGTCATTATAAGGCTTTGGCAGCAGCTAATGGTTATCCAAATATCTCTGCTGACCCCAACTCTGAAGTCTATATTAGGTTCTCGGCTGTTTCTCAGCAATTAGCCGTAATGTATAACATCATGCAACAGCAGATGGATGCTCGTATGGTAGATACTGCTACCGGAGACGATCTTGATCGTGTTCTTAACCAGTATGGTTTGGTTAGAAAAGCGGCTACCTCAGCAGAAGGCTTCTTCCAATTCATTACTGCGGCTCCACAGACTTTGAACTCTGGGATGACCTTAACTGGACAGAACAGTCTCACCTATATGGTTTCTGTTTCTGGTGTCTATGCAAATGGGCAAAATGTTCCGGTCATTGCAGTTGATCAGGGGCAGAATACAGATTTAGGTATTGGAGCTACCCTAACTTGGGTTTCACCACCACCGCTTTCACAGAACACTGTTCCAGTTTCCGTAGCACTAACTGGTGGTTCTGATTTGGAGACAGATGCTCAAGCCCGCGCCAGACTTTATGCTACTATCCAAAACCCACCTGGTTCTGGTAACTTCCAGCAGCTCATCAATATGGCATCCAGCGTTGATCCAATCGTAGAAGCTGGATTTGTATATTCCAATTTCAATGGCGCTGGAACTCAGCTAATTGCATTGGCCGGATATCAGAGCGATGGATATTATATTGGAAGAGATGTTCCACATTTGACTAGTGATAATACTTCTCTAAATGGTGGAAGTTCCCCATACAATTCTCTCAGTCAGAATTATGGAAATAATCTTTCCAATGATACTTCTGTAATTTATGGACAGGTAGCTGCCGGAGTTTCTAATCCATATGCTACTTTCGTTACTACCATCAATAACACTCCCGCTGATGCGGCATTCTTATTAACCCTTCCATTTCCAATCGGCTCCCCAGTCAATGGAACTGGTGGTGGATGGTTGAATTTCCAGGGAACCACTTGGCCTAACCCAGATGGAACTTTTGTTTCAAACAATTGCCAAGTCACAGCGGTAACATCAAGCACAGTCATTACGGTGCAAGCCGCCAGCACTAGCAATGCTACCACTGTTCCAGTCCCAGGATTGACTTTAATTCAGTGGATTAACAGAAGCGGTATCGCCGGTAATGGATGGCAGGTAGTTCAAGCTAAAGTATTAGCTGCTACTGATAATGCTAATAACACTTGGACCATTACATTGGACACTCCACTAACCTGTGGCTCATCTGATTATTATGGAAATACTCAAGTAGCAGTTGGAGATTATATCTTTCCAGCTTCCATTAATGCTCAAAACTATTTGGACACAGTAATGGGATCATTCGCTGCTCTGGGGCCAGGACAGGTCACTAGTGTATTGGGTTTGCTACAGATTGGTGCTAATAGACAGCCCGCAGCTTCTTCTAACTATCCACCATATGTTAGTTCGCAATTCTTGCAGAATCTAACCGCTATTAACTCAGAAGTTTTTAGTGCTCAGTTTCTATATAATAGCACTGGACAATCTGCACCACCAGTTGCAGCGCCACCACAAATTTGGATACCGCGCCATCTGGCCTTTTACAATAGCCAGCCATAACGGAGAAATAAATGACTTTACCAGACAAGGACTCGGGTTCCACATACGGCGCCCTTTCAAAAATAGACTATCAGAATTTGCCTCCCGCTGACCCTACTACCGATTGGTCTAATCCACTTATTGCTCCAGCTTTTTGTAATGTTGCCGGAATAACTCAAACTGTTCCGAGAGCCGTTTTGACAGCCACTCTTGATCCCTCAGATGGATACATAGTTTTGGTTAGCTATGCCTCTGTATGGGGGAACATTACAACCACCGCCCCAGTTTGTCATCATGTCAGCACGGGAATTTATACCTTTACTTGGCCGTCGGTGGTTAGCGATGAGTATAATGCTTCGTTCGGCAATTTTAATACACACTCTGTCAATTTTACAAGAGGTTGGGTTAATCTTCAGAACCCTGGCGCAATAGCTTCGGGTCATGTTACGGCCAGCGCCAATGTTTTAACACTAACACTATATAATGCTTCTGGTTTGAGTGATTTCACTGGCGTAACAGTGGATGTTTGGGGAGCCTATTAATGAGCACCCTTTATCTGAGCGGCTCGGCTGAGCACAATAGCAATTTGGAACTATTTCTAACAGATCAACTGTTGGGAATGGGCTCAGCTATTTCCGCCGAACAGGGGAGCTTAGCTTGGATTGAGGCGTTCGCAATAGCGAAGGCATTCAATGCAGCCTTCAACTTTGTTAAACTAATGGGTAATCAATTAAGTCCAAATAGCATTAGCATCTTTGGTGATAGATTTGGTGCCATTTATAGTATTGCTACTCAGGGTAATGGATTGGTCCCAGACAACCTACCACAGATTCAAACCTATGTTGGATTAAAAGAAGCTGTCTTTGGAACTATCCCTAATTTTGCGGCGGTAGATAGATATATTAGTGTCATCTTAGGTGAAGTATTTATTGATTTAGAATACATTGATCCACAACTTCAATCTCTAGCCACAATGGCACCGGTGCCAGATGGATATTTCTGGTTTAGCCCATTATCTACTCTATTAGTAAGGGTATGGCAGCCTAGAGACAATCAAGATAATTCACTAATGCTAACTGCAGCTTTCTCAAATACTGTCAGTCTTTGGAAAAACTTCGTTCAACCTTGGTTGCCAGCAGATATTGCTTCTCGAAACTATCAGCTTCTTTATCCCGGCAATGATGGTTACGGCACTTATGCCTCTGGCTGGAATGTTATCAATGCCACAGCCGGCACCAATACTATCACTGGAGTTCTAACAACTTTCAATGATGATTTGTCAGATGTGTCACTTGGATTCTTCATGCCAATTGAAGTGGTGGATGATGCTGGGGAGCTTAACACTTATCATGTCGTTAATGTCAATAGCGACACCTCGATAACTGTTTATGAAGTAATCATAAATAATATAACTAATCGTAGATATAGATTATTGGGTATCCAAATGGACTCACCATTTGTGCTTGATAATGCTTGTTTTAATGTATAAAGGTAAAAATGACTTTCCATAAACCATACACCGGAATTTTTGCTTATCAGGGAACCATTCCATCACAGTCAATGAATTACATCAATGACAACTTTCCAAGTATCTTGGATAAGACTGGTGATAATGCTACTAATGGTGGCGGTATCTCTGGTAGAATTGATGTGTTGAGTGGTGGAGAGATTAAGATTGCATCAGGTGGAACACTTGATGTTTCTTCAGGTGGAACCTTCACCATTAACTCTGGTGTTTCAACCAATCTAACCATTTCATCTGGCTCTAGTTTTACAGTTGCCTCTGGTGGAAGTTTCACCCTTGCTTCAGGATCAACTTCTCTTCTAACTGGTGCCAAATATGATTGTGTTAAATTACAGCTTGATGCTTTTAGCACTGGCCCTAATACATTAAGCGCCACCACTGGAGTTGTTATTCTGGTAGATACTACCAGCAACGCAATTACTTTCACACTCCCAGCTACACAAAATGGAAGAGTATTCAAGTTTGTAGATATTGGCGGCAATGCAGCCACTAATAACATCACCATTGCAACCCCTTCCACAGAAACAATTGGTGGTCTAACTAATGATTATGTTATGGATGCCAATGGTCAGGGATTAGAACTCTTTGCTGATGCAAGTTCTAACTGGTGGATTTTATCGACTTCATAAGAATAGGGAAATAGAATGAGTATTCATGAAAAAATCTTTTTAGCTGATGGTTATTTTACCTGCCCGGCTGGAGTCTATCGAGTTGAAACTGAAGGCTGCGGTGGCGGTGGAGGTGGTGGTGGAGGTGCGCAAGGTGGCACGGCAACTACCCAATATTCATCTGGGGGCGGCGGTGGCGGCGGAGCTTTATTGCAAAGAAGCTTTGTAACTACTATTCCAGGACAAGTCTATTGGATTAATCTTGGAGCTGGTGGAACAGGTGGAGCAGGTGGAACAGGCTCTGGTGATCAGGGAACCAACGGTGGAAACACTCTTATGCGAACTTTCCCAGGACTTACTACTGTTTGCCAATACAAAGGCGCACAAGGTGGTATGGGTGGAGATTTAGCTACCAGCTCAACTGCTTACAAATTAGCTCCAGGTGGAAGTCCAACTGACCAAAGATTACCTCCAACTACGGCAGGTTCTTGGGCATCAGGTAACATTGTCAGCTTGGTCTTCGGTCCAGGTTTCGGTGGCGAAGGGACTGCTGCTCAAGGTGGTGGTTTGCAGGTCACTCGTAAAGGTGCAGCTTCTATTCAAGGTTTTGCTGGGGGCTCTGGTGGAACTTATGGCGCTACTTCAGGCTCGCCATTCTATCCAGGTGGCGGCGGTGGAGGCGGTGGAGCTGGTGGCCCTTACGGCACTGGTGGCACTGGTTTCAACGGAGCTGATGGCCAAATAACAGATGGAGATAATTGTAGTGGAGCTGGCGGCATTGCTGATAATATGGGCAGTGGCGGTGGCGGTGGTGGAGGCGGTGGTTCTGGCGGTTCCAGTGGTGGAACTGGAAGTAATGGGTTGCCTGGTTCTAGTGGTCAATTCACCATTAGATGGTATTCGTAATATATGAAATGGAATAAATAAATGCCCCCACCAATCCCTTCTCCATCAGCTATCTGCACAGTCAATGGTAATGTCATCTCTGATGTCAATACCTCTGGCCTAAATGTGCCACCTGGTAGCACTATTACGATTGCTTTATTGTCTAGTGCTGGTGTCAATAGTTGGTTCATTGAGGCATCACAGGCCGATGATTTAACTCAAATCAATGGAAATCTAGTTGCTGTCAATAACAGCAAAATACAAACTGGATTTATAGCCACTTTCGTGGTGCCACCAATGGTTGAGGCTGTGCCAGCATTACCGCATGGTCCAAGCTTGACTCGTGGTAATGCTTTGCAATTCACCTCTACTGTTAATGGTGGTGAGCCCAATGAACATATTATTACCTTTGGAGTATTCGTTCTTAATACTTTTGGGAACAGATTATTCTTTGGTAGTGAAAGCAATGAAAGCAATGCTACTGTAGGCAATGCCGCTGATCTAAATGCAATGCTAACCGCCCTTCCATTTATTATGGGTGGTGATTTGTGTGGATTGACGCCAGATGGATACATTGCAAGTATTAGCGGATGTCCATATGGTTCTCCAGTTATTGTCAATACCCATAGTTTTTTGGGTGCTCTTGATGGAGTTACGACCGCACCATCTGGGAGTGATGGGATTGATCTAACTATTGCGACACAAAAGGCAGTATCTGGACCGGTAGCATTTCAGTATGGCAAATTTAATATTGACGCATATAAATTAGTTTTAACTCTAACTGACCAAGTTCTAGGTTTTAACTCTATTGTTGATTGGGCACCTGGGGTAATTCGTCTTTCAGAAACTGCGGGGGCCAATCAGGCAGGCAATAGCCTTAGTATTTTCGCGGGCCAGCCTGGAAATGGGGCTGGTGGTAGTATTAATCTATATGGTGGCACTGGCGCTGTATCACCAGGTGGTGCTGGTGGAAGTATTACTCTCCGAGGTGGGGACCCTGGAGGCATCAATGCCAATGGTGGAAGCATCGATATTTTCGCTCCGCCAGGTGGTGTCAATGGACAGTCTGGCAATGTTACAATTCAGGCATATGGCGGCAATGATAGTTTAAATGGCAATATCACAATCAGCACTCCAATAAATAGCACCACCTCAGGGGTCGTTACATTATCGAGTAACTATGTTCAATTCCAAGGTGGAACGGGAGTTGCTGGTAAGGGAGTAAATGTATTAAGTGGATCGAGTTTTATTGTTGATTCTCCATCCACATTCAATAACACCGCACTATTTAATGATGTTGTTACTCTAGACGCTACCAATTTAACTTTAGATTCATCTTTCATTGGTTGGGCAGACGGCACTCCACCATTTTTCCCTTATTTAACTTTGAATTTATCTGCTGATGCAGATCATGTTTTACAGAGTTTTGAATACAATCACATTGAGATAGTGGTAGTTAGCTCTGCTACATTGACAATGACTCGCAATCTAACTTTCCCGCTCGGAGGCGGTGGAGAAATGTATGTCATCACCAATAATACTACTGGTGGTCAATCAATTCAAGTAGGTGGCGCAACTGGTCTCGGCGTAGTAATACCTAATGGAAATACCGCGTGGATTTGGAGCAATGGAACTAATTATTATGGAAACACTGGAGTTTCTTGGAATGATGATTTAGCTGGTTCTACAAATCTAGATCAGTGGGTAGCGGCTATCAGTGGCCCTGGTGGGGCTGGTGGCACTGTTCCATTGAACATTACTACCCTACAATTTGCCACTGGGCAATCTAACCCAGCACTAAATCAGGCTTCTACATCATCTGCTTCTGGCCAAATACTTACTATCCAGGCACAGAGCGCTACTGGTGCTACACATAATGGTGGTGATTTGTATCTTGCTTCTGGTGCTTCTGGTTCAGCCACAGTTGGAACCGTTAGACTAAGAACAGATAGCACTGATAGATTACTTGTCTCTCCAACGAATATCACTATTCCAGCTTTTTCTACTGCTGGAGTTGTTCATAATGATGCTTCTGGTAATCTATCAACTAGTTTGATTGTCGATGCTGATATTGATCCAACTGCAGATATTGATGTTACTAAAATTGCACACGGAACTGCTGGACAACTTCTATTAACTAATGCCACGCCAGTAAATGCTTGGACCACGATGGGTGGAGATGCCATTATTTCGGCCACTGGCTCGGTGACTGTCACTGGACTTCAGACTAATCCAGTTACTCCACAATCACTGGGTCCGGACGAAGATGGATATGTATTAACCTGGGATGATCTCGATGGTTATTGGAAGGGATTGCCACCAACCGTTGCTTTCATGGCTGGGTGTGATTTATCTGGAACTTCAACTTGCCAAACCGTTATTGCAGTTCAAGGCAATGCTTATAAAACAGAAACGCCCGGAGCGTCTCAAGATGGTTATGTGCCAACTTGGGTTGAATCTAATAACAGATTTGAAATTCTTCCACAAACCGGAAGTGGAGGCGGTGGGGGCGGAGGTGTAACTACTGTTGGAACCTTTGATTTCCAGCCGCCCAATGCAAATGGTCTAGCTATTGTTTCTACTAGCATTTATGCTCAGTCAGCAGATGCTACACATCCAGGCATGGTTTCTACTGGAACTCAAACATTTGCTGGAGATAAAACTCTATCTGGGGCTACTACCTTATCTGCCTTATCAACCGGAATTGTGCATTCTGGTTCTGGTGGCGCTCTAACCAGTAGTCTCATACTCAATGCTGATGTCGATGCCGCCGCAGCAATTGTTTATAGTAAGCTTAATCTAACTGGCGGAATTGTTGATGCCGATGTTAATGCTTCAGCGGCCATTGCTGGTAGTAAAATTACTCCAAACTTTGGCTCTCAGGCTCTGACGGCTGGACAATCTGTTCTTGGAACGACCACAGCCGCCAATACATTAGCCGGTTCTCTAACAGTTACTACCCGTGCTGTTTCGGGCGCTCTAACTATCGACACTACCACTACCGATTTCATTCTATTGGTCGATACCTCAGCAACTAGAAACATCACTTTCCCAGCTCCAACTAATGGGAGAATCATTGTGGTCAAAGACAAGACTGGAACTTGTGAAACTAACAATATCACTATGGTTAGAAATGGTTCTGAGAAAATTGATGGTTTGGCTGCTTCCAGAGTTCTAAATACCAATTGGGGATATTGGACATTTACTTCGGACGGTGTGGATTGGTTTCAAATTGGATGATCAATGTCTAAACTTAACAAAACATACATCACTGGGACTACTACTTGGACAGCACCGGCTGGTATTACCGAAGTTCTATTGATTGGTTGTGGCGCAGGTGGTGGCGGAGGCGGAGGTGGCGGCTCTGCTGGTAGCGGTGGTATTGGTGGAGGTGGTGGGGGTGGGGCAATTCAATCGACTACCTATATTACTGTTGTTCCAAATACAGTATATACTGTAACTATTGGGGCCGGGGGCGGAGGCGGGGGGCCAAATTCAACTGGAACTAAAGGCGCCGACACTACTTTCGGGACTTTGGCTACTTTTAAAGGTGGTTCCGGGGGCGGAGCCGCCAGCGTTGCTAATGGGGGCGCCTCATTTCAAACTGCTTCAGGAACCAATGTCCAATTGAGTAATGCCACCACCGCTGCCAGATTACCTGGTAATGGTGGAAACGGGAGTAGTGCTGCTAATGGTTTAGCTGGTGATATGAATCAGGTTGGCGGATTTGCTGGCGGCAATGGCGGATCAATAGGCGGAGTTGCTAGAGGTGGAGGCGGAGGTGGTGGAGCTGGACCCCAAGGTGCTGGCGCTGATGGCGGCGCTGGTGCGGCTGGGGGAAGTGGAACGGCTTCGAATGGAAACAATCCATCGGCAAATACTGGTGCTGGGGCCGGGGGCGGCGGTGCATCAACTACTGGAACTGGTGGAACAGGTGGAACAGGCGGTTCTGGTTATTGCTACATAATTTGGAAAGACTAATATGTCAAAATTAAACAAAGTATATTTCACAGCAGCATCTACCAACTGGACAGCACCAGGCGGAGTAACACAGATTCTAGTCATCGGTTGCGGAGGTGGTGGAGGCGGTGGAGGCGGACAAACAACTTCTGGCGGTGCTGGAGGTGGTGGAGCTATTCAAGGCGAACAATATGTTACAGTTGTTCCGGGAACTACCTATACAGTCACAGTGGGGGCTGGTGGCACATCTGGTGCTGTTAATACAGCCGGTGGAAATGGATCAGATACAACTTTTGGTTCATTAGCTACTTTCAAGGGTGCTTCGGCAGGTTCTGGCGGAGCATCTTCATTGGGAGGGGCTTCATTCCAAACAGCATCTGGCACCAGAGTTAATATCAGTAATGCAACTGCCACAACTGCAAGAGCAGTTGCCAACGGTGGGAATGGAAGTGCTAACACTGTGGCCGGTATTGCTGGTGATATGAATTATTATGGAAACGGTTCATATACGGGTGGTGGCGGAGGTTCTGCTGGAGCCTCACACGGTGGAGGTGGAGGCGGCGGGGGAGCTGGACCTCAAGGTTCAGGTGCGGCCGGGGGAAATGGTGGAACTACTACCACAAGCAATCCCGGCGGAACTGCTTCAGCTAATACTGGTGCGGGGGCTGGTGGAGGTTCTGGTTCTGCTTCGGGCACGGCTGGTATTGGTGGTGTCGGAGGTTCCGGCTACTGTATCATTGTTTGGAGCGACTAAACATGCAATTTTGTAGTAGATGTAACAAGACTATCTATGAAGTAGAGTGGCGCAATCATGAGAAGCATTGCCAAAACTGCTACCAACTTTTTAAACTTGGGCAGGGCGTTAGAGAGGTTAAAAAACAATTATCACCAGAGATACTTGTTATTTGGAGATGGCCAACACCCAAAACTCTAATCCCAGACTGTGAAGTGTATATGTATGATATTTTGATGTCCAATCTATATTTTAGCCCCGAGGGAACTGATTTAGAATATATTGAATACATATTAAACAGCACGCCTGTTAATCAAAGAATAACTGATTACCATACACGAGAATTGTTTGTGAGAAATTATGTCTGATATGACCACCTACATCCATATGTCCGTTACAGTGATTACTTCACTGATGGCCGTGGTGTTGGCTTATCTCAAACTCCGAGATGATAAGGTTAAAAAAGAAGCTGTAAATGATGAGGTCTGCAAGCAAGACTTCCAAGCGCTCCAAACTAAAGTCAGTGTGCTCGAAGAGCGAATCAACAATGAAATCAAAATGCTTGACAAATTGGATGATAAACTGGACCAGATTAGAGATAAGATATGACCATTGGATTAATTGAACTATTCAAATCAAAAAAGGCAACAATGAGCCTATTGATTCTAGCTGCTGCCACTACTGCCCTGTTCATGGGTAAATTAGATGGCACATCTTACGCAGCAGTTATTGCAACTGTGGCCACTATCTACAACTTTTGCCAACACGCCATTGATAAGATAGAGGCGAGCTTACCTTCAAGGGGACAGTTATGAAAACAGACGAAGAACTATTGGATACTGATTTACAATTAGCGGAAGTTAAACAAGAGAAAACGAATGAAGAGAAGATGAAAGAACTTCTCGATAAAATGAATGCCACACTTGACAAAATAGCGGAGCGTAAGAGAGCTACCAGTAAAGTCGGCTAACATGGCCATGAAGTATTCGCCCGAACAATTGCCTGGTGAGTTATTCTATCGTGGCTATCTCAATGAATCCGAAGCATATTTTCAAATTCAATACAGCCATTATCAAAATTGGCGCATGAACTTAGGCTTGCCAATGACCGATATAGATGCAGTCATTAGCAACGGCCATTTAGAGAGTTTTAATGCTATGAGAAACATTGAGTATATGAAGATTGCTGGAAAGTGTATTCCCTACGCCATCTTAGAAATGAAACATTTCAGAACGCCTGATATGGTTATTTCTACTATTTTAGATACCTCTACTCCCAATGGCGAAGTGGCCAATCTGGCAGGACTACCTTTCTTTGTGGTCAAATACTTCCCAGCTCAAGAGAATAGCAATCGTTGGGAGTTTAGTGTGTATCCAGTCAATGACCATGCCAAACAAATTCTTAAATTCTCCCAGCACATGAGCGAACGAAGATTTACTCAGTTCATGTATCAAGATTTACGCAAACAGTCGGTGCCAGATAATTTGCTGGAGAATACTTGCCAGCAGAAGAACAGCGGCCTATTCTCTCCATTGTGAGGCATATAGTTAGGTGGTATTTAATTGACTGCTTAGAGGTTCCATTGGGGCCTCACCCTTTGGGGCATTCTGATACAGAAGTCACGCCTCGGGATTGGTGAAAATCAGTTTCGAGGCAGCCCGCTCTCAAACAGCGGATGCTCCACCAGAGACTGATCATCTTTAGAACCTTTTGGGTGTGCTGTTGCACTTGATCAAACAACAGATTATCGTGAATGATGGACGCGCTGGATGCGTCAGTTGTCTGTAAAACAACCGCCAATGAGCTACCTGTTCGACTCAGGCTTTCACGACCAGATACCGCAAGGTGTCATGTTGTTCTAGTGAATCAGAAAAACAAAGCCTAGCCAGTCCAAGTAAGGCTTGACCTTGGAAACGAAAAACCCCGTATAGTCTAAAAAGCTATACGGGGTTAATCTTTTATGTGTCCCCAAAACCTTCCATAGTTTCGGAGACTCTAAATGACAGCTATGAACAAAGCAGACTATCTCAAGAAGGTAATGACGCCATCATTTAGAGCGAATCCCGAAGTGGAGCTTCGGTGCATCTTCTATATCGAAGATTTCAGTAGTGTTTTCTTTTTGTGACAAGGTTTGCAAAGAACCTGTAAATTATCAATAGAGCAGAATAGTTTTTCGATGTATGAATTCCAGTCAGCGAAACTCCCAATTTCAACAATATGATCCACTTGCACTTGTTTGAGGGCAAATAGCTTATTGCAATGATTGCATCGATAGCGCCCTCGTTTAACTCGGGCTGACTTGATAGCCAAATAGCGAGTTGGACTGCGGAGCCAACAGAGACGAAGTGCGGAGATGATTTTATTTTTGGTCATATCAAATACCAATCTTTCCCGTCACAGGTCAGCTTCCAATCTCCATACAGAGATTTCAATTCTATTTGTTGTTCTCCATCCACAGTGCCTCCCAGAGGTATAATTGTAACTGTTTCTTCGGCACCCGTATCTTTGATAACGATAACGGTTCCATTAGGTAGTTGTGGAAGTATAATTATCATGAGAACAACACATAGATTTTAAGTTTCTCAGTGCTAATTTTATCAAAATCGATCCATGGAAGTTGAATAGGGCGCTCATCTTGATTCCATTTTATGATCTCAGATACGTCACCAATCATCATGTGACATTTTTGGTTAGTGACATCCCAGATTATTAAATAGTCACCAAATCTACCCATTACTCTTTCGCTGGCAAGATGATACTGCCTATTATCTTCATAGACAATAATCCCGCAA